ATGCACGACGACGAAATTGATCTACTCATGTCAGATGGTCTATTAAAGAAGAAAAATTGGAGCAAATACGAATATTCTCGTGCGTGGGTTCCAATTGAGGTAGCAAAACCAGTTGCGGAAGGCTCCGTAGTAATTGAGCGACCACCAAACGCAGATCGCTAAATATTAGCCATTACGGATATGTGGTAAAATCCGAGTAGCCCTTTTTAGGAGATACTCTCATGCCACGACCAAGAATGACGGAAGACGTTGAATTCCGCACAGATGTAGACACTGGTGGAAATGTTGTTCGCCGTGCGCGATTCGTACGTCGTCGTCGTCGCCAAGGTGGTCGTAATGTTCCCGGAAATGCTCGCTATTACCGTCGTCGTCAAGCACAACTAAACGCGGCTCGTCGTCAACAGCGTGGTGCGGTGGCAGGTGCAGGGAACGCGGCTCGCCGTGGTCGCGCCGCCAAAAGAACAGCACAAGGGGCAGGTCGTGCAGGTCGTAACGCAGGAAACCCAAGAACAGTGACTCCTCGTTCAGCAACCCGTCGTGGTGGAATTCGTGGAGCATTGGCGCGAGTAGCAAGATCAGCCGCTGGCGCTCTTGAGAGACGCCGTAATCGTCGTCAACAACGATAATCGGAGGTAGCCGATGGCTTTGGTGACGGTTTCTGATCTAAAGACTTATATGGATATAAGTTTTTCTAATAGGCAAGAAGATGCTGCCCAATTTGTTATTGATGGTTTGCAAAGCGAACTTGAAACATATCTTCGCCGACCAATAGAGGTTGCTTCATTCACAGAAGATTATGTCCTTGAATCAGATCATGTTGGTCTTCCTATGGGTTCAACAATTTTTAATGATTTTTATCAGGCTTCAGATGTTGACCCTGTTGGTCTTATTACTTATGGGACTCCACCACCAACGGTTTATTTCAATAATTCACCAGTTATTTCTGTGCAAAGCGTAACTCTTACAAACATGTCCGAGAATAATCGTGTCCTTGGTGAAGCGATTAAAAGGTCTGCTTCTATTACCTCTATAACAGTTTCTGGCTCAACTGTTACCTATACGGCTTCCAACCATGGTTTCACGGTTGGGCAAAACATCACGGTATCCGGCTTAAGCACTTCTGCTTTGAACCTCACATCAAATATTATTACATCTGTTGCAACCAATACATTCACGGTAACTCAAAGTGGTCTTACCGCAGGAACATTTACCCAAAATGGCACAGTCGTTGCAACGGGTTTTGATTACACCGTAAGAAAATTTGGAATTGACTTCTATCTTGGTTTTGCGAACGACAAGATAACCGTTACTTACACCGCTGGTCTCACTGGTGGTAATACCCCAATGTTCAAACTTATGATACTCAGAGCCGCTGCTCGTGAAGTACAAAACATGCACGATGACGTTGTAGGTATCAAAGATTTGGGCGCACGAGAAGTGGCGCTTCAGGAAACAGGATTCTTGGAAAAGGAATTGAATTCTGTTAAGCGTTGGCGCAGAAATAGGATCTCTTAAACCATGGCGTCCGATCTGAAAATTAAGATCACAATTGATGCCGAAGCAGCGATCAAAAGAATGAAAGACATGGAAAAGCGTTCCATGGATTTTAAGCCAGTTTTTAGGTGGGCTAAAAGAGAACTTGGTTTAATGAATGGTCAAAACTTTGCTCAAAATGGTTTACCTGTTGGCGGATGGTCGCCATTGAGTCCCAAGTACGCCGCATGGAAAGCAACGAATTTTCCCGGCAGACCAGACATGGTGAGAAGCGGAAAACTTTTTAAGTCTTTGCGAAATCTTAATGGTGCAGTTAATTCCATTGGCTTAAAAAAAGCAACCTTTGGTACCGATGTTGAATACGCGAAGTTCCATCAATATGGGACAACGAAGATGCCTAAACGAAAACTTGTTTATGAGCCTGCTGGTTTTGCTGAGCGTGTTGCTCTGCTTGCGGCTCGCCATGTTGCTGATGGCAAGTTGGGTGTTGGGGCTGGCGATTTGGCTTTTGAGTAAGGTGGACTCATGACTGTACCTGTCACTGATTTAATGCATGGCGCTCAATGGGCTAAATACTATGTAAACCAATATTTGACTGCTGACTTGCCGAGCAGAATCAATCGTTACCGTTCAGGTTGGAACTTGGATTCCAATGAATTGCCTACTCCTGAATTCTTTTTAACTTATGAGCCGATTGCTTTGGATCACTGGCCGACAATTATCACGGTGTGTATATCTACTTCTCCTTTTGAAAGAATGATGCAGGGTAGGCAGGGCGACCCTCTTTACCGTGTCACATACAGCATGCGTACCTACGTTTGGGCTAAAACTGAAGGTTCAGAGGCTGTTACATTGTTGCGAGATAGGTTGACAACGGTTCTGCGGTCAGCCCTCATGGATAAACCATGTCTGACACAGTACGACAGTGACACCGAAGCCGACATTTTCATTGACGAATCATCACTCAGGGAAGAGTTTTCTGATCTAACCCTCATAAAGGGTGACCGTGTATTAGCAGGAGCATATTTAGGGTATGATTTAATACTTAACGAAGTTATTTACCGAGATCAAATTGCGGCAATAACTGGTTACAACATTGAAAAATACAACATGCGAAGCACAACAGAAGGTTTTTAACTAATGGAACCAATTTACGACATCCAAGGCAAAGCAGGTCTTCTGCGAATTTGGAATACAACAAAAGGGTATCTTGAGGTAACTGAAGAAGGGCACCTTCTCCAAGGCGAAACCAGCGCATGGGTTGAAGAAACAGACGCCGTAATTGAACTAATCAAAGAAGGTCTCCTAGTTGTTGTTGGCGGGCAAGAAAGCCCTACCGCACAATCGGCTAGCGAAAATTCAAAAAAAAAGAAGTCATCATCCGTAAACAGCCAATCGTCCTTGGACACAGAAGATCAACCTGTTGTGGATGAGCCAGAAAATAAAAATGAAGTGCAAGAACCAACCAAACCAAATAATGATGTTTCTGTTGAGACAGTTTAATTAATGTATACTCGTTTTACGGAAATTTCTTCAACTCAAATGGAGGGTGCTAGATGCCCGGCGTAACAATTACAACCGCAGTTCGTACAGGCGCAACCAATCTTGGAACCGCACCAGCAGCAACATTCTTTCTGGTTGGAACATCCGAAAGAGGATTGAGCACGGCAGCACAACTGATCACCTCTTTGGAGGATTTTGAAACCAAGTATGGATCCCATGTAACGGGTTCGTACTCCTGGTATTCAATGAAGACCTTCTTTGAAGAGGGTGGAGTTCAGGCTTACTTTGGTCGTGTAACAGCATCCGCTGGTGTCGTTGGAACAAAAGCACTCACCACGGCAACATCAACTGGTCCTGGAATTACTTTCACGGCAATCGGTAAAGGTGTTTGGGCAAACAGCCTTGTTTTCACAGCAACAAACAACACCACAACATTTGATTTGCTTGTCACCTACAACGGTTCCACAGTTTTCTCGGGAACTGGTTACGAAAACCTTACAGCGTGCATTGACGCTGTAAACGCAGACACAACAGCAGCAAACTACTTCACGGCGGCACTAACCGCTTCAGCAGTTGCCACACAGGTATTAGCAACCGCCGCTGCTACTTCGCCATCAAATGGTGCTGACGGAACTGTTGCGAAGTCTGATGCGATTGCTTCGTTGGCTTTCTTTGTTGATGACATGGGATCAGGTTCCGTGGCAGCACCGGGATTTGCAACTGGCACTAGCGACACAGCACTTTATGATGCGCTTCGCACACATGCCGCAACATACAACCGTATTGCTCTTTGTGGTTTTTCGTCTAGTGCAAGTCTTGAAACTGCCCGTTCGGCTTCAACTGCTTACACAGGAACAATTTCACACGAATTCATGGCTTTCTATCACCCATGGGTTCAAATCCCTAACGGCACAGCAACCGTGGACATTCCAGCAGAGGCTTATGTAGCCGCTGTTCGTTCACGCACACACAACGCTGTTGGTCCATGGAAGGCTTATGCAGGCGTTGCTTCTGAAGCGTCGTTCGTCTCGGGTCTTTCCCTTGTGGTGAGTCGCGCAGAAGCAGACCTGATGGACGCTTCTTATGTGAACCCATTGCGTTTGGTAAACGGTCGTGTTCGTATCTACGGTGCTCGTTCGCACTCAAGTAATACAACGCAGTGGCGTTTTATTACTGCACGCGACACGGTCAACTACATTACGACCGAAACAAGCAAGCGTCTTGAGGATCTTGTGTTCTCAACAATTGATGGTCGTAGCACACTTTTTGCGAACATCATCAACGCAGTTCAATCGGTTGTTGAACCAATTCGCATTAACGGTGGTTTCTACGAAGGCTTCGCAACAGACGGTCGCCGTATTGACTACGGTTACACAATCAAATGCGATTCTTCTATCAACCCAGTATCCAATCTTGAAGCAGGAACAGTTACAGCGCGAGTTGGTGTTCGTGTTTCAAGCATCGGTGACAAGATTGAAGTAGATCTCATCAAGTCAAATCTAACAACTGCTTTGGCATAACGGAGGAATAAATGGCTCGTCCAACATTGTTTAAGAATCTCGCTACACAGCGCCAAATCGTTGGCAAGATCACGCCATCGCAAGGTACTACTGGTTTGCCGACTTTCCCTGACTACTTCACGCAGATTGCTGGCGGAGAAATCACCGCATCCGTAGAGAAGGTTTACCACGGTGGCGACTTGTTCTCCGAGACCCTTTGTGCACCAATGGAAATTGGCGACATCACCCTCACTGGCTATGTGTCAACTGACGCGGCGTTTATGTCAAAGATTCAGCAATTGCGCCAAGTTGTTGGTCGCGTTCGCTACGACATTGATGTCCATGTTTTTGACTGCGATATTGCTGTGCCGGGTTCTGACCGCCAGTACACAAAGGCTTTGCTTGTGGGTTTAACTGAGCCAGACGGCGACGCAACCTCGGGTACACCAGCGACGTTCACACTGACATTCAGTGTTGCTACCGTCTCTGTTGGTAACGCACCAATCGCCTGATACTCCTAGTTTAGGGGTTACATTTTCGGTGCTTTAGGCGTGTTAGTGTTTCGCCTATGACCAACATTCAATTTAGTTCAGACGACTCTTACCGAGATAATTCAGCGGTATCTGCTCGCAGTACAATAGACGATCCAAAGAGCGAAGGCAATGTTTTGGAGAGTTTGAAAAAACTCGTTCAAGATAAAGTTCGCCGTGGAGATGTGCACATTGCCATTCCAGAGCGACCGGGTGTGATGATTCGTGTTTCACCGAACATCTCACAGAACCAACTTAAGTCATGGCGTAGGAATGCTGGCGAAGAGCGTAAGGGTGGCATGGACACTATGCGTTTCTCAACAAACCTAATTGCCGCTACGACAACAGGTATTCTTGTTAATGACGAAATCGTTACTGATGACAATGGTGTTGAACTTACTTTTGCTTCACCAGAAATCATGGCTATGACAAATACGAATCGTCCACACCCTGATTGTGTTTTGGCTTTCTTTGGTCTTGAACCACATGTTGAATCAGCCGCTGTAGCAATTATTGAAGCAGCAGGATATGGAGACAATGTGGATGCATTGGACCCTACGAAGAGGTCTTCCGAGAGTTAACGGACGATTACCGCGTAACTTTAGCGGCAAGGCTTGGAGACCTCTTTAAAACAGATCCGATTGAACTACTTGACAGCAGCACAGAAGAATGGATCATACGCCTAGCGTGTGCTAAAGTTATACAGACGGATAGAGAAAAACAGGAAGCAGAACAGCGGAGACAATCCCGCTAGTTTGCTGGAGCGCTCATATTCATAACCCTAATACGGAGATGGATGTATGCCAGCCGAACGCGTAGTAATTGATATAGAGGTCAACTCTGACATTGCTACCATTGAGGCTACCCGTGAAGCACTTGACAGATTAACCAACGCACAGAGACGGTATAACCGTGAGCGTGATCGCGGCGGTTCTGGCGGTGGTTCGGGTGGTGGTGGTTCAGGTGGCGGCGGAGGTGACGACGACGGAGGTCGTGGACGTCGTCGCGGTGGCGGAAGTAGCAGACCCAGAAAAGGTCGCTACGACGGTTTTGGCGGTCAAGTTTTTGACTTCCGTGGAGACATGGGTAAAGGAATCGCCGCTTACGGGAAATTGTTGGGCTTAGTTAACAAGTTGTCCGCTATTGCTCTTCCCGCCATGATGGCTGCTTTAGGTGGAATTGCTTTGGCTTTCAAAGCAGGAACATATTTTATAAACATGTACAAAGCGGCAATGGCGTCATTGGCGTCAGCGGTAGCCGTCGGATTCATTGCCTTAACAACGTTCTTGGCTGCGCAAAAAGAATATGCCGCCGTACAGAACTCTGCTGCATATTTTGAAGGAAACGGTAGTACTAGCGACAGGATGATTGCCGCTGGCGAGGCAATGTCAATGTTCACTGATAACACAAAACTCGCTGTTGTTGGTGCGAAGGGCTTGCAGAGCGCTTTTTCAACCTTGAGCAAAGTTAAACCTGTTACTGGTGAAACAACAGCGGCGTTTGAAGGATTGATGAATATCGTTGTGGGTAGCGGTGGAGATATTGAAAAAGGATCTGGCAAACTTGCCGAGTTCTTGGCAGCAGTGCAGAAGAAAGGTTCTCTTGCTGGAGGTGCTTCAATAGCCAAAGAACTAGGTCCTGATTTTGAAAAGATTGTCAAAGAGGCTGGTGCTCTTGGCATTAAAACTAGCGACGAGTTTATGAAGGCAGCCGCAGAAGGAAACCTTGGTGAAACTTTTGCTACTAAATATGCCGGGATGTTGGATGCCATTAACAATACGGTTATGGGTCGTTTCAAGAAAGCCGTCAGTTCAATTAAGAGCCTATTGACTGACCTAGGTGGACAGTATTTGGGTGAAACTGGCGGAGCAATAACCCGACTGCAAGGAATTATTGAAACTTTCATTGTTCGTTTGAATTATGTTATGCAGGATTTCAGTGCTTCTGGCAAAATGGGTGGGTTCCTTGACAAAGTTGAAAAAGGAACAAATCAATTAATCGTTTTGATGACCAAATATCTTGGTGCGACACCAAATATTTTTCAGTTCTTTAATAATACGATCACAAACGTAAGAAACTTTTTTGATGGGATGCAGGATTGGATGCGTCAGTTCAAAGAGGCGGGTGAGTTAATCAACGAATATTTCTTTAAACCTATGTTTTCCTCATTGGGACAAAACTTTACAAGAAGCATGACAGACCTTGCTGAAGTGATTGAGTCGAATAAAGATAGCATCACAAGTTTCGCGGAGCAAATAGCCAAGACCCTTACCGCTATGGGCAAATATGGCGATACTGTCCGCAGGTTGTTTATGGGTGCGATGCCAGTTTTCCAAATGCTATTTAAAATAATTGAGTTCTTTTTCAAGGGTTTAACTGCTTTTGGTAATGCGGCTTTAAAAATTAGTGGAGCATTTCAGAAGTTGGGTCCTTTGGGCAAGTTGGCGGGAGCGCTAGTTAATGTTGCGGCTCTGTATTCGTTGTTCACGCTTGCTACAAGGTTTTTTAAAGTTTTGGGAGGGATGTTTGGTAAAAAAATACCTAACATGAACGTTCAGGCTGGAGTGGTGAATGTGAACGGTGGAATGGGCACAGGTGGAATGGGTCCTGGTTCCGGTGGTTTGACACCCGCACAAATGTCGGGAAGAGGGTATTTGAGCCCAACTCAAAGAATACAGTCGTACGGCAGGCAAGCAGCAGGAATGATTCCCGGAGGAATGGGATCAATGCTTGCTGGTGGAGCACTGATGCTCGGTGGAAGTTACCTATCATCAAAAGGGGATTATGAATCCGCTGGTGGAACTGCGATGAAAACAGCAGGCTTAGCAGCACAGGGAACTGGTCTTGGAGTAATGGCGTTGGGTTCTCAGGGTCTTTCTGCAATCGGAGGAGGTTCCGCTCTAGCAGGGACTGGTGCTCTGGCTATTGGTTTGGCTGGCGCCGCTGGTGCTTACGGTGCAGGATCATATGCCGCGAGCAAATTTACTGATGACTCGGTTAAATCTAGGTCTGGTGCTGCTTTGGCTGGCGCCGCTGGTGGTGCGGCGACAGGAGCAGCGGCTGGCGCAGTACTTACAGCATGGCTCGGACCTGGTGCAGGTGTCGGTGCTGCTGTTGGTGCCGTGATTGGTGGTTTGATTGGTGGTGTAACAGGATATGTGAAAGCAGGAGCGCAAAGAAAGAAAACTCGCGAAGCAGCGAAGAATCTTGTAGGCGACTATACGGCATCTGTCACTGAGGCTATGGAGGGCGGGAATGTTGATGAACTGTTGAAAGCCCGTGACAAAGCGATGGCTGATAGGCAAAAACTTGTTGCCACCAACGCTGACCCAGCGTATGCCGCTAAGGCTGTAGCGAAATATGATAAAGAGTTTGAAGCATTAAACACAAAAATTAATAACTACACAGGTAACGCCGCTCTTGCACAGAAAGCGTTTGGTGTAGGAGCAGAACAACTAAACGCAGCGGCAAAAGCAAAAGGCATCAACATAGAAGACGAGTTGCTGACTTTGCGTGACACCGTCAAGATCTTGGGCGCAGATACGGCAGAGCAAGCAAGGTTGATGAAAGCCGCTTGGGCAAACATTGGCGCTAATGCTGTTGGAGCGTCAAGAGATTATTTCACTCAACAAGAAACCGCCGCTGAAACCTCAAAATTGGTTGACTCTAGCCTGAACAAACTTGTTACTGGCGGTGCGAATACAGACAGTATGAACGCCTACCTAAAGAATCTGCGCGACTTTAGCGTTGCATCATATGGTGATATTGAAGGGTTGACGAGTGCTGGAAGGCAAATTGAATTTGACCTGACGGAAGGTGAATTGAAAAATCTTACCGAGAGTCAGAAACAATTCATGCGAGATCAGGCATCGGGTGCAGGTTTTGGTGGCGTGAAGATGTTGGAAAACATTGACATGGATCAAGTGGCTTCACAATTGTCAGGTTATGACGCGCTCTTGAACGCTGGAGGTGGGCTTGGTAAAACAGGAAAAGGCGAGGATCCAACTCAACTTGATCCTATTAAACTAAGGAGATATCTCGCTAGTCAACTTGAGGATAATCCTGATTTCTTGAGCAACCTGATAAATGCTTCAAAGGAAACAAATGATGTTTTCGCCCAAAATAAAGTTTCGCAAGTTATAAATACTGGCAGCGCAACTGGGGCAATGGATCCTGTGCTTGACGCTGAAGCACGCCGATGGGCTGGTGCTTATGGTGGGACTACAGCAGTTGTTCCACCAGCGACCCAACCTGTTACGAACAATAACGAGATCACTACGAACATTTCTGGTGTTTTGACTGACAGGGGCACCGTTGATCAAATTGAGCGTATTATCGCTAAGGCTATTCGGGAACAGCAAGAGCGTGGTCCTGTGGTGAAGAACTCCTAATGGCTACTTCAGTGACAGTTTGGGTTCGCCTAAAAGACCCGACCCCAGAGGCGGACAGAATGCAATCCGCTATTCCGGGCGCTCTACCGCTTATTTTGCGGATGCGTTCGTCGGATAGCACAACTGAAGAAGATTTTGTTTTCCCTTATAGTCCAAGAGAAGTCAATATTGGAAAACTATCAGACGAGATGGTGCAGATCGCTAGACCCGGAACTACGCCAATTGTTGCTTTCAAATCTCATTCGTTGATGACAGTAGATTTCACTGCTCTGATTGCCCACCCGGGAGATGGTCTTATTCAGAGTATAGATAATGAACTTTTTGCTTTGAGGAGAATGGGTTCAAGTAGTGACAAAGTTTTCCAGTTACTTAACTACGATATTTTTACAAATTCTCCTTTTACTTTCAGGAATATGAGCACAGAAAAGTTGCAAGGATTGTTTTTCTCAATCACGGAGATGAGTGTTGAGGTTACACGACGCAATAAAGACAATAAAATCACTATGGCTAATGTGAAAATTAGTTTGGTGGAAAACAGAAACCCAAATATTAATCTAACTCTGATTCCCCCGCTTGGCTTTACCCGTCCTAAAAAAACATGCAAGGATAAGACTTACCGCGACAACCATAAGAAAGAATGCAAAAAAGACAAGACCACGGGAACTTGGGTGTCTGCATCACAAACCTCGCTTAGATTTGCGAAAGAAAACATAGACGCGCAGAAAAACAATATATTCATATGTTGGTCTAAAAGCCAAGGGAAACTTCAGTATTATTTGAAGCAGGACAGACCTAACCCTTGCAAGCAAACTGGTTAATAACAAGATATGATTTCTGATAAAACGATAGTAATTATTGGCAATGACCAAGCATCTGTTAGGGCTCAGATTGCCCAAAGCGTCACCAACATTGGTGTTAGTTATACGGTAGATGGTGCTTCTCAGGTTACCGTTGAACTTGTTGACGAGAAATTGGCTATGTGGAATAACAACTATTTCGCTGTTGGCAACCTAGTTGATTTCTTTGATGGGACAATGACGGAGCGATACATGATTGCTAGTCATGAAATATCTAACGGCGAAGGTGAGCATTTTAAAATAAAGTTGGAATTACGGACTGAAGCAATTCAGCGAATGAAAATGGACAAAAAACCGCAGGCGCTCAAATCCACGACTGCTTACGAATTCGCGCAAAAGGTCGCAAAAAAGTTTGGCTTAGGGTTTATGGGTCAGCAACCAACGGGTATCAAAACGACAACAATTAAAGTTAAAACAGAAAAAAACAAAGAATCGGTTTATGACGTTTTAGTTCGTTCGGCTAAGGATCTTCAGTATCTGTGCTTCGTAATGTATGCCATACCCGAGGGTGCGAAAACTGCTGTACCTACACTGTATTACGGTTCTCCTAATTGGCTCATTGGTCGTTGGGGTGTGGAGAAAACCGAGGCGTACACTTTCACGACCGCTGGTGGGAAGGAGGAAGTTCGCCCACTTTATTACATACCGTTGAAGTATCCAAACGACGAAAAAATGAACTTCTTTTTGACCGAAGTTCCTGAAATGCGCAGATCAATGGATAGCCCCAAAGAGTCAGAAGGCTCAGCCAATATATGGGTTGGGGACAAATATGAGCAAAATGTTGGCAGTGCCTACAATATTAGAGCAGGTATGACAGTAGTTGTCTATGGGATTAAAGGTTTTGACACAACCGCCTATCTGATTACTTCCGTTGCGTATCAGTATGGCGTCCCCGAACCAGTCAAGATATCTTTTGCTACTCTGGACAAGATTTCACCCGAGGACAAAAAGAAGATTGACAAAAAGGTATCAGAGACAACAGTGATTGGTGGAGGCTAAAAGTATGAGCATGACAATTGGTGGCGATTCCATGGATGGAATGGACCGGGTTGATTCAACGGCTGGGGTTAACGCTTCGTTTTCTTCAATACATTTGGGTGTCCTCACAGCGAAAAACGATGGTACGCGAACTGGGTTCGTCAAAATAGCGGCATTGAATTCTGATGCACAACTTGGTCCGTACAAGTTTATGGCTCCGTTCACCTTCCCCGTGACGACACCAGTAAAGCAGACAATTACGACAACTTCAGGGACTGTTTCAGGATCAAGTGTCATAACAGGTGTTTCGTTGTCTGCCACAACAACAGATATCTCTGGTGTTTACAGCCAAACGCTCACGCTGCCAGCGGTTGGGGCACGCGTTCTTGTTGTACTATTGAATGACTCGCTTGATGAAGGTGTGATTGTGGGCTCGTTATGAACACTATTCGTTTGCCGTTGCGGTTTACAAAAACATCTTTTCAGATGGAAACCATTGAAGATGGGTCGGATGAGTATTATGCAACGCTAATTGGGTATGCAATACAGATTGAGCCGAATTCTCTGCCGATATCAACCTTTTATGGAACAAATGACCCAACTTTTGATCTAAGGCAAACAGGTAAGGTGGGACAAGAAATCGGTAAATTAATTCCAGAAATATTAGTAACCGATGTAAATGTTGTTACAGATAATACAGGAACATCTAATTTATCAATCAAATTTGAACGGATAAACCGATAATGGCTTCACCAAACTTTGCCCAATATATTGATCTAACAATCAATAATAAAACTACAGAGACCGTATACAACGACGCCGTTGAATATGCGCAGATTGCTCTGCCAGAGTTCTCCCCACGGGTTGGAACTATTGAAAATGCACTACTTGAGGCTATGTCTCATTCAACAGCAAGTTTGATAGCCATGATTAATGCTCTTCCTGATGGTCTCATGGAAGGATTGCTCAACCTGATGGGTTTCACGAGAATAGAAGCAACCGCGTCAACAGCGACTGTAGAGATTGAACTTTCAATCAACACTGGTGCAACCATCTCGTCAGGAACAATTTTTTCTTACGATGTTTATGACTCCAACAATGTTCTGACACAGTATCTGTATGAGACAAAAAACGACGTAAGAATTGATGAGGGCGATACAACCGGAACGGTGGAAGTCGTTGCTGTTGACCCATCCGTATACCCAGATATTCCAGTTCCGTCAAACCTTACTGTTGTTTCAAGCACACCATACATTCTGTCTGTAACTATGAATGTTTTAAAAAGCGTTGGAACGGACACAGAAACAGATGTGGAGTATTTTAATCGCGCAGTAACCTATCTTGGCTCTCTGAGTAGCGCCATCACCACGGCGTCGCAGTTGACGAACTATATTGCGGTAAATTACCCAACGGTAAGTCGTTACAAAGTTTATGACCTTACACAAGCAAAAGAAAATGACATTCTTAATGCCGTGTTGACGTCTAATGTTGTGACATTGACATCTCGTTATGACCATAACTTTTCTATAGGCGACAGCGTGGTTGTGTCTGGAATGGCGAACGCTGTTTACAACGGAACATACACAATTACGGCTGTACCAACAACAACCACTTTTAGATATGCAAGAACTAACAGCAACATAGCCACAGCGGCGACCACGGTTGGTGCAGTGGTTTTGGCTAGCGGGATGCTTTTTGCGACATCGGATGTTGGTGGCGCTGTAACAATTTCTCTCTGTGACTCAACTGGTGCTGCTATTAGTCTCGCAACAAAAGATGGGATCAGAACAGAAGTTGGGAAACGTGTTGTTGCTGGTCTTAACGTCTACATGCATGATATGAACACTTTTAATGTTGATGTTGCTTGCACCGTGGTGGTGGAGTCCAACTATGACACTGCGTCTGTCGGTACTGCCGTTTCGGAGGCGATTGAATCGTATTTGTCTATAAGTGGCTGGGATTTTTCATCAAGCATCAATCACCTCTACTTAACAACTATTGCTTCAAAGGTGGTTGGTGTCAAATATGTTTCGTCTTTAGACGTGAGTATTAATGGAAGTACAACTTTTGCTTCTGACAACGGGTTGAGCGTAACGATTTTAGAAAAAGGCGTTATACCTATTGGTGATTGCACAACGATAGCGACAGTGTAACAATGGGTACCGCTTACAACTTTATTGATGAGTCAGAAAGAATATTTTTAGAGCAAGGTGCTTTTGTTGCCAACAACCTTGATGATCTGTGGACAAGCAACGGAACTATTGCAACTGACCCTACGATATATTTAGATTCAGATTTTGGTTCACTTAAGTTAACCCCTTCAAGTAGCGAAAATTATGTTCGTTTTAATTATCATTCATCCGTTGCTATCGTTAATGCTGTATTGACATCAAATGTTGTGACATTAACATCGCAATATGATCATGGCTTTTCCGTAGGGGACAGTGTCGCGGTCTCTGGAATGGCAAATGCCGTTTACAACGGAACATACACGATTACTGTTGTCCCAACAACAACAACTTTTAGTTACGCAAAAACTAATGCCAACATAACTACAGCGGCAACTACGGTTGGTGCAGTATTTCCCATCCCATCACAATATGCCATCACAACAGACGTAGATGGGAACGATTATGTTGAATCTTTCATGTGGGTCAGGGCGACAAAGAATTGCACATTGTATCTACAAACAGTTCTAACCAAAGTTTCACCAGATTCGGTCACATCAGTTTTTAATTTTGTTGATCCTTTTGATCGTGTAACAGGGAACGAGGGGTCGCACACTGTATTCATTGGTGGTTCGGATGTACCGTCATGGCATTTAATTCGTTCCGTTCCTGTTGCTATTCCTGAAACTGGAAGATGGTCAATAGGTGTGAACTTTAGGGTTGTTTTCAGCACACTAACTGATGCATATTTGAATATTGCGCGACCAACTGCACAGACATCGCAACGGTTCCTTTTGGGTGATTTTTTTACTAGCGTTATGGGTAATTTGCCTGAAATTTTTTTAGAATCAGATTTTGCTAATTACTCAACTAACGAACCGACTTATCCTTTGTCAAGGTTTGTTGATGCGATCACAACTACGGCTGGGGATCTTTATGATCAAACTATCTCATTTGAGTATTTGGATGCCTCTGAAGGTGGTAGCAATAGCAATCTATTCACTTTAAGCAGGTTGGTTGATCCACGGGTATGCGATAGTTCGTATCTTTTTTGGCTTGCGCAGTTCAGGGGAAGACCAATTCTCATCACATACCAACCTTCAACAGAGGGTGTTGGTTGGAGTGTTTTTCTCTTAGACCGACCTTCAAGTCTTTTGGATGGGAACAGCGTTCTTGGAAACGATGCAACAAACCTTGGTGGTCTACCAGCAGGTATTGACTCGTTCGCTAGATGGCAAGTTGAAACAGGATATTACGGTCATAACGCTGGAACGGTTGAGGCGATGGTAAGCGCTGTGGGGAGAAGCCTCACGGGGGATAGAACAGTCAACTACACACTGTCAACTAATACCATAGCGTTCACTACTAAACAGTCTGAAACCTTTGGGACAGTAGTTGGGGATATTGGATCGTCCACTCCTGCCGTTTTAAGTTTGGTTGAGCCAGCACGACCTTTGGGGATGATTGTCACTCACACATTGACTGCTTGATGTAGAATAGTTAAGCAACTTTAAAATGGAGGATCCATGGAAGAGGAAAATTCTCAGAGTTCTGTGGATAAAGAAATTGAGGATCTCCTTCGGGATTCATTACCTCAAGGTCTTGTAACCAATTTTGTTGTTATTGCAGAAGTGGCTTCAAACTCACAACAAGAACTAGTTCTGTCCATATCTGATTCAATGACGCCATGGCTTGCACATGGTATGTTGGAGTTTGCCATGGACATGATGCGTTCTGGAGAATATCAATTCCCTATCACGGAGGAAAACAATGGACAAGAATATTAAAGCAAATGTCAGTGACCAAGCAGTAAAAGGTGCGCTTTTGGGCGCTATCGGATATTGCGCCAACAAGTACGGTGTATCAGCAGAAATCGTTGCGGTAATTATGCCGATCGCTTTGACCGCGCTGGCTTGGGTATCTACAAAAATCGGTGACAAGGGCACAACCGCACTTTTCTCGGTAGTGACTGCCGTTGTTGAAGCACAATCAAAAAGCAAGAAAAAGGCATAACTCTTCAAATCCTAAAGATACAAGTGTTGTATTCTTGTAAGGGTAGAGGCTTTTGCGTGCCCCTAACAGAGTGAGGATCAATGCTTGCAGGTAGATACAACATGGTGTGCGACCAAGGGTCAACTTTTGAACGCATCATAGAGATCAAGGATGCCGATGGGGTGGTTTTCCCATTGACTGGCTATACGGCTCGCATGCAAATACGGCGCGATATTGATGCCACCACTGCACTGATGGAGTTAACCAATGCCAATGGTCGCTTATCCATCAACGGAGCGCTTGGAGCGATAACCGTGACGCTGACACCAACTCTGACCGCAACCCTGACGAGAAGCGGTATCTACGATTTGGAGATAGTAAAAACTTCCACTAGTGAAGTTCATAAAGTGTTGCGTGGAGAGTTCCGTCTAGAGAAAGAAGTTACTAGATGAGCAATGTAACCCAAATAACTATTGGCAACGCGGATTACAACGCCATAGTTGAAGACCAGCGCAATATTGTTGAAATCCTCCATCAGGAGCCAAATACTGTGGTTGTAACGGTTCCGGGTGTTTCTAGTCTTTCAGCACGAACCAATGTTTCTTATGGCGAAGGCGCTCCTTGGACAATTGAGGTAGTGATTTAGTATGCCAGCACAACCATCCGAGTACGGAAACATTGGTGACATATATATTGACGTACTTACTGGCGATTTTTATGGTCCAAAAACTAGTGCTGGCTGGCCGGATACGCCATTCTTTACCGCTTTGTCTTCCGCGACCATTGACGCCGCTGTACTCAACGACAGGAAGATACACACCCAAAGTAGCGCCTCGTCCACATGGAACATCACGCACGAATTAGGCGGAAGACCGTCTGTAACCATCGTGGATAGTGCAGGAACAGTAGTGGTTGGTGATGTAGTATATAATAGCAACACAAGTATAACGGTTTCATTTTCAGCCCCCTTTTCTGGTTTCGCTTATTTGACGTAAGGATTTAAATAAATGGCACAAAAATTCGTAACAAATTTAAATCTCAATCAAAACCAGTTAATTAACGGTAAATTTGAGGTTCTAGCATCTGATCCTTCAACCGACAACTTTGAAGGTCGTTTAATTTATAACAGCACCGAAAAAACCATCAAGGTTTATACGGGTTCTGCATGGCGCAAGATGCTTCACGGCATCACCAGCACTGGTGATCAATCCGAAGCACTAACGATCTCTGAAGCCAATGGTGCTGTAACGATTCAGCCAAACCTCGCTACATCGTCCAATGACGGTGTCATGTCGGCTGCTGATAAAACAAAACTTGATGCGTCAACAGCAACAGAAACTGCTAACACTCTTGTTTTGCGCGACGGTAACGGTCGTTTCAAAGCCGCAACCCCTTCTGCTGATCTAGATGTTGCAAACAAGGGATATGTTGACGCGGCTCGCACGGGTCTTGACGTCAAGGCATCCGTAAAAGTTGCGACAACAGCGCCTATCACTATTGCTACTGGTCTTGAGGCTGGCGATGTTATTGACGGGTACACGCTCGTCGCTGGCGACCGTGTTCTTGTTAAGAACCAAAGTACCGCTTCGGAAAACGGTATCTATATTGCTTCCGTCACTGGTGCACCATCTCGTGCAACTGATGCAGATAATAATGCTGAAGTCACACCGGGCATGTTCACCTTCGTTGAAAACGGAACAACTAACGCAGACAGCGGTTGGGTTCTCATCACCGATGGCGACATCACGGTTGGTACAACTGGTCTTGCGTTCTCACTTTTCTCAGTAGCGGGAAACATTCTTGCAGGTGACGGTCTTTCAAAAACTGGCGATGTTCTTAATGTCAATACAGGTGTTGGTATTGAGATCCATTCTGACGCTTTGCGCATCAAGTCAGATGCCGCTGGTGACGGTCTTGGTTATGACGCAGGTGTCCTTTCTGTAACGATTGGTGGTAGCACTGGTCTTGCAATCACCTCGGACGCTGTTGGTATCAAACTTGACGCAGGGATTGCTGGTCTTGCTACCACCTCTGATGGTCTCAAGATCAAGTCGGACATTGCTGGTGATGGTCTCACATACACGGCAGGTGTTCTCAGCAGAAATGTCATTGACCTTGGACAAGGCTCTGATGACACCACAGGAACACTCCCTGTTGATCAGGGCGGTACTGGTGCCACAACCGAATCAGCAGCCCGTGAAAACCTTGCTGTTGGTGGTGACACAGGAACCCGTACTTCCACAACCCCAACCCTTGCCCGCAAAACCACTCAAGTTATTGGTGACGCAAGTGCAACATCTTTCGCAATTGTTCACAACTTCAACACTCGCCTTGTGCAAACTGAAGTTTTTGATTCTGCAACATTTGACACAGTTATCGCCGATGTTGTACGAACCAACGTGAACACCGTTACGGTCAGTTTCTCTGTTGCACCCGACGCTGGCGCATACACGGTTGTAATAACAGGTTAAGAATTCACAAAACAAACACCTTGAGGGGTGTTTCATATTTTGAAAAACGGTTGAGGCTGAATTTCTATGACAAAATTTGTTGGAACACCGCTTCGCGGGTTTGACTTTAATACTGTTGCATCTGAGGCACTCTCTGCAAGAGTTAGTTCTGACAGTGTTGCAAGAATCCGTATTGATGCTGGCGGAAAAATCACTTGGGGTTCAGGTTCAGCCACTGGTGATACGAATCTTTACAGGAGTGGCTCAAACACCCTGACAACGGATGATGTTTTTGTTGCTACTGGTGGCATGGTCACATTGACAACAAATGGTGCCCCTAACGCTTCCCTGCCAAACGGTGCGCTCGCTGTTGATACAACGAACCACGTTTTCTACTATCGCTCCAACTCAACTTGGACACAAGTATCAGCGGGAGAAGGCGGTGGTGGTGGTGGTGGTGGTGGTGCAAATGTAACCATATCTTCAACCGCCCCAACATCACCAGAGAACGGAGATCTTTGGTATAACAATGTGGGAAACCTCCTTTACATTTACGACAGTGGTTCGTGGGATACTGTAAGTGGCGCTGTTGCGCTTCCAGATCTAGACGGAGGGGACATTTTGTTACCTGAACTCTATGAGGCTGAAGTGACCAACGGCGTGATAGCGGTATTTGATGGAGGAATAGCGGCATGAGTGTAAAAATTCAACTTAAAAGAACTACCGCTTCTGCGTGGACGTCTCTCAACCCGACACTTGATAACGGCGAGTTTGGTTACGAAACCGATACCGCCAAATTCAAGATCGGTAACGGCTCAACTGCTTGGACAAGTCTTTCCTATGCCAATGCCAACCTTTCTGTTGCTTCGCTTGATGCACTTTCTGATGTCACGATCACCAGCGCAACTAACGGTGATTTTTTGCGATGGAACGGATCTGCATGGATTAACGATGCGGTAAACCTGTCCACTGACACAGTTGGTTCCTATGTTGAATCTCTTGTTGCGGGTACTGGTGTTACGGTAACTAATAACTCTGGAGAGGGTGCTGCGCCGACAATTGCCATCGGTCAAGATGTTGCATCTTCCGCCACTCCGACATTTGCTGGTTTGAATCTAAACGGAAGCATTGTTTTTGAAGGGACAACTGCCAACGAATTTGAGACAACTCTTTCGGTCGTTGATCCAACCGCTGACCGAACCATCACCTTTCCCGACGCAACAACAACGGTTGTTGGTACAGACACAACTCAGACTCTTTCCAACAAAACTCTTACTACTCCTGTAATTAATGGACCGACAATTACTGCTACTGGTCAAACACCAGTCATTCACGGTATTTTGCTTCCAGTAACACATAACATCATTTTTGAAGGCGCGACAGATAACGATTTTGAAACAACACTGTATGTTGTAGACCCAACTGCCGATAGGACTGTAAGTCTCCCTGATGCAACGACCACGCTTGTCGGCAAGGACACAACAGACACCCTAACCAATAAAACGCTAACATCTCCAAAAATCAATGAGGATGTTGCCCTTACGGCATCCGCTACAGAGTTGAACATTCTTGACGGTGCCACTCTTTCAACAACAGAACTCAACTATGTAGATGGCGTAACTTCCGCCATACAGACACAGATTGATACTAAGGCTCCAAGCAATTCGCCGACATTCACTGGAACGGTAACAATTCCCGACAACACTGTGGCTCTTGGGACAAAGACCACTGGTGATTATGTTGCCTCGCTTGTTGCAGGAACTGGTGTCACTCTCACCAACAACTCTGGAGAAACGGCAACTCCAACAATCGCGATTGGTCAAGCAGTTGCGACGAATAGCAATGTCACCTTCAATGACTTGACGGTAAGTGGAAACCTAACAGTTTCTGGCACGACGACATCAATTAATACCGAAACTCTTACTGTTAACGACAACATTGTTGTTCTTAACAACAATGTCACTGATTCCCCTACAGAGAACGCAGGAATTGAAGTTGAGCGCGGAACTTCCGCAAATGTGTCTGTGCGCTGGAATGAAACAAACGATAAGTGGGAAGTAACAAACGACGGAACCACATACGGGAATGTAGTTTCAACATCTGACACCGGAACAGTAGCAACCGCCATGATTGCGGATAGTGGTGTAACAACAGCAAAAATCAACGATCTTGCTGTTACTGTCGGAAAAATTAATGATCTTGCTATAACCAATGCAAAGATCAGTGAATCAGCAGCGATTGTTGATACAAAACTTGCGACTATCGCTACGGCTGGCAAAGTTTCAAACTCTGCAACAACAGCAACTGACGCAAATACGGCTAATGCAATTGTCGCCCGTGATGCATCTGGTAACTTTACTGCTGGAACAATCAGTGCTGCTTTGACAGGGAATGCATCTACTGCAACCACGCTTGCTACTGCTAGGAATATCGCAGGTCAGTCTTTCAACGGTTCAGCAAATATCTCTATCGCACCGACTGATCTGACTGGAGTGACTTCTACCGCCGCTGAAATTAACATTCTTGACGGTGCTACTCTTTCTACAGCAGAACTGAACATTCTTGATGGTGTAACCGCTTCCGCTTCAGAGTTAAATATTCTTGACGGTGCGTCTTTGACGACAACGGAACTCAATTATGTTGACGGCGTAACCTCCGCAATCCAAACACAATTGGATACAAAGGCTCCGCTTAATGCACCAACCTTTACTGGAACTGTTTCGGGCATCAGCAAGTCAATGGTTGGGCTTGGTAATGTTGACAACACTTCGGATGCCAACAAGCCAGTATCTACCGCTCAACAGACTGCTATTGATCTTAAGGCAAATATTAATTCCCCGACTTTTACGGGTACTGTCAGCGGAATAAATTCTACGATGGTTGGTCTTGGAAGTGTTAACAATACTTCTGACCAAGACAAGCCAATTTCTACAGCAACTCAAACTGCTTTAGACCTAAAAGCACCGCTTGCTTCTCCAACCTTTTCAGGGACACCAAGTCTGCCAACTGGTACAACTGCCATAACGCAGACAGCGGGCAATAATACGACGGCACTTGCGACAACAGCATTTATTCAAACTGCGTTGGGTAACTACCGACGGATGACTGCTTCTGATACGGCTCCTACCGTTGATGTAACCACAGGTGATTTCTGGTATGACACTTCTGGTTTGAATCTTTACCTATATTTTGGTTCTGCATGGATTCAGATAACAATTGATGAGCCCATTTTCTTTGAACTGGCAGAACTCGTTGGTGTTGTTATTGATGAGGATCTTGCCACGAATCAAACCTTGCGGTTTGACGGGGTTAGCGGAAACTGGGTTAATTCGTTCCCACGCCAAAATGTTTCCAATTCTTCACTAACCACATATGGGGTTACATCTGCGAATACTGGGGGCATCGTCGTCCTTGATTCTTCTTCAGCCGTTTCTGTCAACTTGGGTACATGGACAGATGCGAATATCGGGGAAAAAGTTGACATCGTTCAAAAGGGAACTGGTCAGGTATCAATCACCGTTTCTGGTGCGGTATCGGTAGTTTCCCCAAGCAACTCAGTAACTACACGAGTGAGATACTCCACGGTGACGGCAACCTGCATTGGGGCGAACCTATTTTTGCTCTCAGGCGACTTAGCCTAATTTTAAATATATGTTTAATACACCCATTCTTTTTGATGTAGAATAATACTGTATTATTGCTGTATGGCTGTTACCTTTCCATCTAACCCTGCGAACGGCGACCAGTTCACGGCAGGTAATAAAGTATTTCAACGCTTCGGAACCAGATGGCGACGGGTGGCGGCAATACCAGTATGGGAATCAGGGACAGCATCTAACTCAACGATCAGTACAGATCCGTTGGACGAAATTGACGGAGGAAACGCGTAATGGCGTACAAAAAGATCATACTGCGACGAGACACAGCAGCGAACTGGACATCTGCCAACCCTACGCTTTCTGGTGGTGAAATAGGTGTTGAAACTGACACCCTACAGATCAAACTTGGCAATGGTTCAACTGCGTGGAACTCTCTCGGCTATTACGCTCCACCAACCTTGAACGAAGTTGGCGATGTAACAATCACAAGTGCTTCTAACGGTCAATTCCTGAAATGGAACGGATCAGCGTGGGTTAACGACACCATTGATCTTGGAACAGACACCGCTGGTGGATATGTTGCTTCGCTTGTTGCAGGAACGGGTGTATCTCTTTCAAACAACTCTGGTGAGACCGCAACACCAACAATTGCTATCGGTCAGGCTGTTGCCACGGATAGTAATGTGACCTTCAATGATGTAACCGTTTCAGGAAACCTTACAGTTTCCGGAACCACTACGACTTTGAATACTGAAACATTGACCGTAAACGACAACATCATTGTTTTGAACAACAATGCTTCTGGCGCACCTTCCGAAAATGCTGGTATTGAAGTTGAGCGCGGATCATCAACAAATGTTCAAATCCGTTGGAATGAAACCACCGATGTTTGGGAAGCAACAGTAGACGGTTCGGTTTATTCACCGATTATTACTGAGTTGACTCTTGAGGAGCGGTTTGGTGAAGAGCACTGGCACCGTCCTGCCGACCTAGCAACGCATGCTGTGCTTCCACAGACACCTACATACTCTGCTGGAACAACTGACTTAGACGGCGGAACAGGTATTGGTGCAACTCTTACTGGTACATCTAATGCCCGCCTTGTAATTGACGGTGTTAATGCTTCCACTGGTGACAGAATCTTGGTAAAAAACCAAGCAGATGCAAAACAAAATGGTTTGTACAATGTGACAGCCCAAGGTTCTGCTAGCGCCACATATGTTTTGACACGAGCATTGGACTTCAACGGTTCTACCGCTGGTCAAATAACGATCAACGAAACTATCGGTGTATCAAACGGAGATGTCAACCACCTTCAGACTTTCGCTATCAGCAATGATGGTTCAGGCACTAACGGTGCACATGTCATCGGCACAGATGACATCACCTTCCAGCAGACAACTGGTCCTGGCTATGCGTTTGAAGTTGGTTCTGGTTTGTCCAATACCAACAACACGATAAATGTTGTCAGTGCTTCTAGTGGTCGTATTGTTACAAACGCTGACAACATTGACCTTGCAGAAGTTGCACGAACAAACTCTAGTGGTTCTGCAACAAGCACATTTATGACCTCTGTAACAACAGATGCCTACGGTCGTGTCACTGCATCCACATCGGCTGAAGCAACCATTGCCCTTGGAACACAAACCACAGGTGATTATGTTGCAACCATTACTGGCGGAACAGGTGTTTCCTCAACCGCAGCAACAACTGGCGAAGGAACTGTTCACACTCTTTCAATTGGTCAAGCAGTAGGAACAACAGATGCTGTTTCATTTGCAAGCGTATATCTCACTGGTGGAATCACCCTTGAAGGCGCAACAGCGAATGAGTATGAAATGTTCGTTACAACCGCAGACATAACGGCTGACCGCACTGTAACTTTCCCTGATGCAACAGGAACCGTTGCACTAACATCGGATCTTAACGCATACGCTCCGCTTGCTTCACCAACTTTCACTGGAACCGTGTCGCTTCCTGCAAACACGATTTCGCAGTCCATGATGGCTGATGATTCTGTTGGCACAAACGAAATTGCTGGTTCAGCAGTTACTACGGCAAAAATTGCTGACGGAGCAGTAACTTCAGCAAAAATTGCTGACGGCACAATCGTTGATGGTGACATTAATGCATCCGCCGCGATCGCAGACACAAAACTTGCAACTATCGCAACTGCGCTAAAAGTATCAAACTCTGCTACGACAGCAACTAATGCAAACACGGCTTCAGCAATTGTTGCTCGTGACGCAAGCGGAGACTTCAGTGCTGGTACAATCACTGCGTCGCTGACAGGTAACGCAAGCACAGCGACAACCCTTGCTACGGCACGAAATATTGCTGGACAGTCATTTAACGGCTCAGCGAACATTTCTATCGCACCGACAGACTTGACTGGCGTGACTGCAACTGCCGCAGAGATCAACATCCTTGCATCAACATTGGTTTCTGCAACCGAACTCAACTATGTTGATGGTGTTACCTCGGCTATTCAGACACAGTTGAACGATAAGGCTCCTCTTGCGTCTCCTGCGCTCACAGGAACGCCTACAGCGCCTACAGCGGAAGCAGCGACAAATACGACACAGATCGCTACTACAGCGTTTGTTCGTGCTGAAGTTGCCGCGCTTGTTTCTAGCGCTGGCTCAACGCTTGACACATTGAATGAAATCGCTACCGCTCTTGGTAACGACCCAAACTTTGCTACAACAATCACCACGTCACTTGGAACAAAAGCACCACTCGCTTCACCAACCTTCACAGGTACGGTAACGATCCCTACGGGTGCTTCAATCACGACTCCTACTGTTGCTGGTGGAATCAACCACTCTGGTTCAACATCGGGAACAACGACGTTGCAGGCTTCCGCTATTGCTTCTGGCACGATCACTTTGCCTGCGGTAACAGGAACTGTTGTCACGACAGGTGACACTGGAACAGTTACCAGCGCCATGATCGCAGACGGAACGATCGTTAACGCCGACATCAGCGCCTCGGCTGCGATTGCTTACTCCAAACTCAACCTTGGAACTTCTGTAACAAATAGCGACATCTCAACAACAGCAGCGATTGACCTTGGGAAACTAGCCGACATCTCAACAAACGGTCAAACAGCCTCCTACACACTCGTTTTGGATGACAAAAACAAGATTGTTGAAATGAATGTCGCCAGCGCGAACACAGTCACCGTGCCACCAAACTCATCTGTCGCCTTCCCTGTCGGAGCCCAAATACAGGTTTTGCAGACAGGATCGGGTCAGTGCACCATCACCGCTGGCGCAGGTGTGACAGTAAACGGAACACCGGGTCTTAAAGTTCGGTCACAGTGGTCATATGTTACACTAATCAAACGAGCAACAGATTCTTGGGTTGTCGTAGGAGACTTGAGCGCATAATATGGCAACGAACAGCAATGCGAATGATTCTGGTGGCAAGCAACCAAGTGCACCAACAGTCGGTACGCCGACAGTTAACAATGTTGCTAACGACACGGCAGGAAATACTGCACAGACCGTTACTGTTCCGTTCACTGCTCCTGCCTACCTTGGAAAAACTGGTACTGTTTCTTCCTACACGGTAAGATCAAGTGGTGGTCATGTTGCAACGGGTGCATCTTCACCTTTGACTGTCACTGGTTTGACATCAAATACTGCTTATACGTTTACTGTGACTGCTACGAGCAGTAGTGGTCCTGTTAGTCCTGCTTCAGCAGCGAGTGCATCGGTAACACCGCCTTATTTCCCGCCTTATTTCCCACCATATTTTCCTCCGTACTTCCCTCCATTTTTCCCTCCTTTCTTCCCGCCGTATTTCCCGCCATACTTCCCGCCATACTTTCCGCCGTTTTTCCCACCTTTCTTCCCGCCGTTTTTCCCTCCATTCTTCCCTCCATTCTTTCCACCATTCTTTCCACCATTTTTCCCACCATTTTTCCCTCCGTTCTTCCCACCGCGATTTAAGTAACAGAACCTTCTAGTACTGCTAGGATCTGTGTGTGGAATTGGCGCACAAATCATTCGGTGAAGGTCCGTGGAACATAAAACCCGGTGCGTTTGGGACTGGCTCAGAAAACATCCACATAATTGAAAACTTTATTGATCCTGACGACGTATCAAAGATCATAGATTTTTCGCGGAACATTAAGCGTTGGCATAACGACCAATTAGAAGACACATTCAACGAAGAGGGTGTCTGCACATATGATGCCTCGTATTGGAACGACCGTCAATGTACTAGCACGATTCTCAAAGAATTAAACCCACAGATATTTGACATAATCAATTTCTACATTGACAAAATGGGAAAAACTATTGAAGGCATATTCGGTGTAGAAGTGAGTACTCGCCCACCATGCATAATCAGATGGTTTGGGGGGATAGAACAACAACCGCATGCGGACAAACAGTTGAACGATGGATCACCAAACCCCTTCCCTGATTACGACATTAATTCACTTTTTTATTACAACGATGACTTTGAGGGTGGCGAACTTTACTATCCAGAGCATGACATTATTGTCAAACCCAAACCCGGTTTGGCTGTTCTGCACCCGGGAGACTTCTACTACATGCATGGAGTAAAGCCGGTTACGAGTGGTGAGCGTTACACCACACCAGCGTTTTATACGGTTGTCTGATCATGATCAAGCCAGATGATTTTGGCATTCCCCCACCAAGGGACAAATATCCTGTAATTGCGATATACAAAGATTTTATACCCGAAGATGATCATAAAAAACTCCTTGATTATTTCAGCAACAACGACTCGCTATTTTGGTGGGGTCAATCGGACGAACCTTCGCCTAAAACAAACTCGCCAGTTCGCTACAAGTTAGTGAAACACAGCAAAGACGATTCTTTGAAGTACCTGAGAACCGTCATATTGAACGATGAGTATTTTGAAAAGTTAACTGCCTCAGAGGTAGATGAACCGTTCCCCGAGGGTTTGCAGAATAAAGTGGATTGGTGCATGGTTCTGCACACCACAGAGAATCAGGAGATTCTTGACATAATAAAACAAATTGACATTGCGGTTGAACAACAAATATACGATGTGTACGGGCAGAGGGTAGAGTGCACATTCCCACCTATGTTCACAAAGATAGATCAGGGGAGATCAATCCGCCTGCATTGCGATGGCTACGATTTTGATGGAGATAGAAAGTACAAAGAATCAATCTGCCATTTCTCTTCTGTTTACTATATAAACGATGATTATGTTGGTGGAGAAAACTACACCCCTTATTTGGGTTTTTCATATAAGCCTCGCGCAAATTCGCTAATCCTAAACTCCACCCCATGGGACGAAGATATGGCTCACGAGGTTCTCCCTGTTACTTCGGGAAAAAGATTTGTGAGACAACACTTTTGGATATTAAAAAACGATGACAACGCCTAAAAGATTTCCAGCGTTCTCATTATTCAAGGAATTCCTTGATGAGGCAAGTCATCAAACCATTCTTGAATATGTTAGTAATGATCGTGAATTTTCTGAATTAAAAGACTCTTTTTACGAAACACGGTTTGAGTTGATCAGTCATTCAAAAAAACCTGAATTGGTTTACCTTAGACCTTATGTTGCTGTTGATGGGAACATATCTGATTCGGATTATTTGCCCGAACCTTCTAGTTGGCTATATCTAAGGAATTATCCTTCAGATATTGAAATTTTGCAGGCAATTGACAAGATTGATAGGCAGGTGCAAAACACGATTAAGGAACTATTTGGTCTTTCGGTCAAAGGTGTGTATGCCCCTTTTCTGCTTAAATTTTCCGACGGTTGCGGTCTTCGTTTACATACTGACACTTTTAAAGAGGACGAAATAACTGACTATAAAAATATATCTTACTTTTCAAGTACATACTATATAAATGAAGATTTTGTTGGTGGAGAAAATGTTTTCCCGTACTATGGTACAAAACTGCAACCTAGAGCGAATTCCCTTTACCTGACAACAGACATCAATAACGAAGACATGATTCATGAAATAAAACCAGTTATATCAGGGGCGCGGTACACAAGACAGCAACTTTGGCAACTAGACTCGGAAGCATGAAAAATCCTCTATTTTTAGGTGACCCAAAATTCGGAATTCTTCTATACAAGAACGAACTCCCTAAATCCCTACGCCTTCCCGAGCGGTTGGAAGAAACAATCGGGGATAGCAAATCTGCACCGTACATGTGGATGGAGGCGTTGGTTGGGTATAACCAAAAAATGCCTGAATACAGAGATTGCGTTGATTGCAAGATGGGAGAAATGCACATCAAGAACTGTCCGCCACAGTTTTCTGAACTTGTCAACATCTACAACGACACCAAAACCCCACTCAAAGAGTGCGTTGAGGATTACGAAAAGCGCTACAACATTCACCTTGGTTACATGGAAGCCATTAACTACATTCGCTATGGCACGAATCAGCACTTCCAAGTACACACCGACCACGGTTTTTCTTACACTTGCACGACATCATCGTGCATGTATTTGAACGATGACTATGAAGGTGGAGAATTATGGTTCCCTTATCTTGATTTAACATTCAAACCAGATTATGGGGACATTGTTCTGTTCCCGTCAACATACATTTATGCTCACGCCGCCAAACCAGTGCTTTCAGGCACAAAGTATTCAGCGGTAACCATGTTTGACTACAACGACAACAACCATGACTTGACCCGTCAGGCAAGTTATAGCCAAGAGAAAAATTACTAATGTCAAAAGTACATCTACTCAAAACCCAAACCAATCCACCACAAATCGCTCAATCTAGGTTGAAGCGTGAGTGGATGGATAACACATACAATAAGCACGCCTACCAATGTCTCCCAATGACTTATGCAAATGTTTATGGTTGGGAGTTGCAACTTGAACAGGATGTTGTCGTTGAATGGAGCGGGCACAACGTCCCACCCAAGATAATCTCGGGTGACAAAATAGACCAAAAAAATGGGGCTATTAAAGTAATTGCCCACTCAAGCATTATTGGCATGATTTCATTTTCAACTCAATATGTTTTCCGAACTGACCCCAATTATGACATTTGGATAAGTGGCTCCCCAAACTATATGGTTGATGGGGCGTCACCGCTTTCAGCGATTATTCCAAGTTCGTGGTGGCCGGATGAGTTCCAAATGAACTGGATGATCAACAAAATTGATACCCCTGTTGTCTTTCCAGCAGGAATGCCGTTTATGTTTTTTACAGTTTTTGATAACAGGGTGCTAGAAGAAACAACCTTTGAGGTGTCTAGTCTTTGGGATGACGAAGAATTAGTGAAACAGCGCCAAAAGTATGGCGACATGAAGTCCAAGAATCAAATAGAGAATCCTTGGACTTGGACAAAGGG